TTCGTTCCGTGATACCATGGACCGGAAACATAGCCGGCGGCCTTGGCTGCGAGTTTCACCATAGAGCGAAGCCTGCTTTCATTGGCCTCCGGATCTTTAGCAAGATCCATGTAGCGGGCTTCAACCGCTGGCCCTATGGCATAGGTTGAACCGCCTGGGGAGCCGGTGCCGTAGAATGGCTTGCCGTAGGAGATTGAAACATCGAGAGCATCGAGCATGTCGGTGATGGTCTCAAATTCGAATCCCTTCTCGTTGAGAGTGCGAAGCACGTTGTCGAGGTCTTCCATTTCGCCGATCGGGAGAAAGTAGGCATTGGCCTCGTTGGTCCGGTCAACGGTCTTGCCTTGCTTGGTGCGGCGCTTGGTGGCGACTTTCATCGATTCCCAAAGCCTGCGGACTTCGCCGGCCAGTGGGTGCTGGTTGGCGCGTAGGGTTTCCGGGTGAGGCAGGCGCCCCTTGGCTTCCTCGGAGACTTCCGGGTATCCTTCCATGGCCTCGGCGGCAAGCTGGTCTTCGTGCCTCTTCTCCAGCCGGCGCATCTGTGCCTGTGGATCGAGGCCTACGGCGTCCATGAGTTGCCGGTGGAGCTTCGGCGGGACAAATCCCTGTGTGAGTGCTTCGCGGAATTCCGCGGCGGTGCCAAGGTCGCGGGCGATTTCAACGCATTTGGCCTCCAGGGCGATTTGGACCTTGATCCATTTCGAGACTGTTGGCGGCAGTTGGCCGCTATTGACTTCCGACATGACGACGCCACGGGCGAGCTTCGAGAATCCTTCGACGATAGGCATGAGGTTGTCCTCGGTGAATCGATATTCTGGATCAATGAGACGGGCGCCGCTGGCGCGTTCGTAGATCCGGATTTCTTCGAGGACTTGCTCGGGATCTTCAAGGCTTTCGTGAAAGGCCTGCTTTAAGTTCACTTCCGCAACGTCTTCGACGATGTCTTGAATTTTGTGGCCTCCAAAAAGTTTCATGGTGAAGCCGACAAGCTGCCCCATATAGAAGCGGCCGAAGTTCTCCGCGCGGATGGTGAGCGATTGGAATGCCTCCGCTGCCTTTGCGGGTGTATAGCCTCGGTCATAGATCAAGACTTTCATGCGGGCCTTGAGGGCGCCAAGATCGGCCTGCGCCTTTGCAATGCGCTGCGCTGCGTCGCGCTTCTGGTTGTTGGTCGTCGAGCGGTCGAGGTCCTTGGTGGCTGCTTTGAGCTCGGTCTCGAAGTCTTGCTGTTCCTTGGCAAGCGTCTGCGTCTTGGTGGTGGTTTCGACTTGCAGGTTTTCCGCGGCTTGGCCTTCGCCGGTGAGGAAGTCAATGGCTCCCTCATGTGCGGCATCGCGTAGGGTGTCGATTTGTTCCTCTTCCTGAGTGCGGGCCCAATCACGCCAAGCAAGGAATGCATCCTCTTCGGTCTCATGCCGGGACTGCGTGCCGGTGATGGGATCGCTGAAAATGAAAGTGGTTTCCTCGGTGAAGTCGTCCTTCTCCTTGGTGATGACGGGCGTGCCTGCTGCACGGGCTGCCTCGTCGCGGGCCTTGAGGGTTTCAATGGTTTCCTTGCGCTCGATGGCAAGGCGGTCCTTTTCCTCGGGCGTCATGTTCTTCCCGCGCTTCTGAGCTTCTAGGAATGCTTCGCGTGTCCGGTCGGCGGCCTCGTCGAGGTCGGTCGTGTTGGTGATTTCGCGGACTTCCCCATCAGTGAAGCCGTGGGCTTTGAGGAATGTCTTGTTCTGTGCCAGGGCGGCGCCGTATTTAAAATGATTGTAGGAGGCACCTGCGCCGGCAATCATGCCAAAGGCCATGACAGCGGAAAGCGTGGCCTGCTGCTCGGGTCCTGCGACGGTTGCCCAATCGGCAAAGTATTGTCCCCATTCAACGTCTGGATTGAGGCCTGAGAGGTCGGCGGCGAGGGCTTGCAGTCCCATGTCGGCTGCGCCTTGTGCCATTTCCTCGCCATACTCCATCACGTCGGTGGTGGCTTTGCCTGCTACAAAGCCAAGCACGCCGCGGCCGGTGGCCGATTGCACGCCTGCCTTGTTGAGGAGTCCCGTGAACGTCGGGAGTTTGCCAAGCATGATCTTCACGCCCGCGGTGTTGGTGAAGCGCTCGATGCCAGCCTGCAAGGTGCCGGAGATGAGAGCGGTGTTCACCTGGGCAGTTTCGTCGCCGCCTTCATATTGAAGCCGGGCATTCTGGTAGCTATCGCCGGCCATCGATTGCTGCATGGCTGCGACTCCAAGCGGATGGAATGATGCGGGAATCATCCATGCGGATCCTGAGGCATTGACTGCGGAAGTTGCGGCAATGCCGTCCTGCACGCTCACAAGGTCCATGCCGGATCCTTGAATGACTGAAAGCAGCTCCCGGCGCCTTGAAATGAATTCGGCTTGTGAATCCTCGAATCCATTCGCGCGGACGCCAAGCTGCCGGACCTCGGCCTGAAACATTTGTTCGAGGCCGTTCCATGCATTGCCAACACCACGCGCGGCATTGCCTAGAAGTCGCTTGGTGAATGTCTGATTGAGCTCTGGATTGTTCTTGAGCGTGTTGGAAAGCATGGCGAGCACGATGCCGCGATCCTTTTTGTCCTCCGGCAGGCTGGCGGTCATGTTGTCCACGGCATCACGCAAAGCCATGTCGGGGTCATTGGTGAGCTTGAGCTTGTCCACGGTCTTGGTGAGCTCGGTGGCAAGCGGTTCGTAGCGGCGGAATAGCCGGGAGAGTTCACGGGTCTGGTGGTTCCATTGTTCCCGGACGTTGTCGCGGTGGCGTTCGGGAATCGTTTGCAGGAATTCCTCACGCTCGGCGATGGTTGGCCGTTGGTAGGCGCTTGGATTCACCTTGTCTTGAATGGCGATGCCATCCTGCATGCGCACCTTGGTTTCCAAGGTCGAAAGGTCCTTCTTCCCTACGGTCGAGAGCATGCGCTCGGTGACGGCGCGGAGGTTGTCAGAAAGCGCCTTCTGCGTGTTGGCATCCTCCTGATAGCGGGTCTTGATCGCATCGAGGACAATCTTGTCGGAAAGCTCGCCGGTGAGGCCAAGCTCTTGGCGTGCGTAGGCATCGCGGACCGTGCTATGCTGTTCCGGTGGAATCTCCTGCCCGATGCGGTGCTTGAGGTAGGTGGCATTCAATGCGCGCGCCATGTATTCCTGCGGGTCGCTTTCCTGCTTGGCTGCCTGCTCAAGCATTTGCCATTGGTCGGCGGGCATGTTCTTTGGCAGGCCATCGATGCCCCCCATGAATACCTTCTTCAAAGCGTCGGCCTCGGCGGATGCTCCGCTCTTGGTTGGAAACGGGCGGAAACCCTTTTCCTTCGTGTGCGTCATGTACTTCGTAAAAACCGATTCGGCGACTTGCCGGCGCGTGATTCCTCCTGGGAGTTCAGCATCGAAGTCCTGCGGCGGGTTGTTGAGGTCGAGGCCTGCACGATAGGCTTGGTCTTCGGCGAGAGGCGCGGCGGGATCGAAGTCGAGGAGTGATTCCATGGTGATGAGTGGGGAGAAAATTTAAAGGCTGCCTTTGGGCGGTAGGACACTGGCCTGCTCATCGAGCTCGGCATTGGCAAGGTGCCATGATTGGCGGAGAGCGATGAGGCCATTGCTGGCTTGCTCGTTGGTCCTTGGCTTGTTGGTGGCAAACCAGTCGCGTTTGGCTTCCTCCCATGAGGATCCTGCAAGCGGCTTGCTGGTCTCGATGGAAACGACTGTGAAATCCACGGTTGCGACTCCGGTGAGGCCTTTCATTTTCCCATTGGCGTCATAGGTCGGCTTGGCACCGATCTGCCGGGCTGCGCCTTCGGTGAGGTCAAGCGTCGGCCTGCCGTTCTTCTGCCATACCCATTCCGCGGTCCCTAGATCCACCACGGGCAAGACGTGGCTGCGACCATCGGCGCCGCGGACTACGGTGCGGACGTTTTTGCCAAGCCAAGATTTGTCCTTGCCGGGGAACTTGGCATCGAGGAGAGCCTTGGGGATAGCTGTGCCTTGCTTGGCGCCGTCGCCAGTTTCTCCACCGAAAGCAGATTTGCCATTGTCGGCCGGATCGTTCTTTCCACCGAAAACAGTCGGGATGGCTCCGGTGTAGGTTCCTCCAGGAGGTCGGACAGGCTGACCGCCAAACGTCGATTTTTGTATGTTCTGGAGCGTGGCATTTGGATCGAAGTCGAGGGATACGGGCTTGCTGAGGTTAAGCGTGGGCGTTGGGCGCTTGTTCTTATAGGCCTCCTTGAGTTCGTTGTATGCCTTGCTTACTGTCGTGAAGTCGGCATTCGGTGGCATGGCGCTCATGATGCCGCGCCATTGCTCGGCGAATTCCCCGCGAAGCTGCCAGCTTTTGCCATACTGCTCGGAATTGATCGCCATGATGGGCGCCGTGCCCGGGCTGTTGTCGTGGTCGAGCGGAAAGCGGTAGTGTCCAAAAGTGCCCTGGTTGAAGTCTGCATGAATCCGGCTGGCGAATTCGCTTTCGAGTTTCCCCTTGGGTGTATCGCTGCCGCCTCCTTTGATGCGCTCGTTGAGCTTGTCATTGAGCGTCTTGATTGCTGCGGCCGGCAAGTTCTGCGTGGCAAGGAATGAACGGATTGCGGCCTCTGATTGGCCGGAGGCATCCTTGGCAGGATCGTAGCCGATGACTTGGTCATAGGCTTCCTCGTAAAGCGCTGGGTCATGAACCGGGTCGGAGTTGTTGCGGAGTCTGGTGATCCAGCGCGCATGCGTGTCCTTGTCGATCTGCCCGGATGATTCCATCGACTTCAATTCCTCGGGCGTTGGATTGGCTCCGGAGATGATGAGGTCGTTGGTGAAGTCGCTGCGGAAGCGGTTGGCCGTGCGCTCTGCTTCGCCTTGCAAGCGGTTGATAGTGGCAGGGTCAAGGTCTGGATGATTGCCGGCGAAGTCTGCGCCATTGAGTGCCTTCTCTGCTTCGAGCGGCTTGGCTTGGATCGTCTTGAGCATTTCCTGCACCTTGAATTCCGTGGCGTATTTCTGGCGGATGCTTGCCTCCTGCTCGGGCAAGACGAATCCGGATTCCCGGGCGGTCTGGAGTGGTAGGTCGATCGCGTTCGGGTTCCCGCTGCGGATTGCAGAATTGAGTTCGTTGTCGAGGGCCATGAGGCCGCGGGTCTTGGCAAGGCGGAATGAATCCTCCCCCTGGCGGATGACTGCCTCGGTGGCAAAGTTGTCGAAGTGGTTGAGGAGTTCGGCGCGGACGGTGTCGGGAAGTTCTTCGGTTTCCATTTCTCCCTTGGTCTTCGAGAAGAAATCCTTTGTGCGATTGATCCGGCTTGCCGGGTCGGGATCCTTTTGCAGGTCGAGCTGCAACGCGGCGAAGTTCGAGGCGAGGGCTTGGCGCTTCTCGGAAACAATCCGCCCATTCTCCATGAGTTGCACCTTGCGCGCTGCGTCGTGGAAGTCTTCGGAGACTCCGGCGATGGATTCAGCGACATTGCCAAGCGCCTGCCATGGCACCGCGGCTGCGCGTGGGTCAACTTGCGGCGAATTGATTGCCGTGGGTTGCAGGCCTGGGACTTGAGGGATACGGATCATGATAGGATGATGGGTTAGCCTCCACCGATGCGGGGATAGAGACCAATGGACTTGTCGAGCTTGTAACCGGAATACGCGGAACCGATGCCTTTGAGGCCGGTGGCTACCATGTTGATTTTGGTGGCTTGGCTGTTCATCTTGGATTCCCAAATTCCCATTTTACCTTTTGCGCGCATCGAAGCGGCATTCATGCGGGCGCTGCGGGCGGCGTCTTGAATGCCAATCTCCATCCGGCCTGCGCTCTCGGCTTCAAGTAGGAGAGGCGTGCCGCTGGTCGTAAGGAATCCGGATCCGCTCATTCGGTTGCGGAGTGCGGAAAGCATCGACTCATTATTCTGGCGCTCGCGTTTGATGGCCTCGGCGGTCTCGAGTTCCTGATTGCGGGCCTCGGCCTTCATCATTTCATTGTTTGCCTTGGCTGCGGCTTCGCCTGCCTTGGCGGCTTGGTGCTGGCCGTACATGGAAAGCGCGGCGGATCCAACGGTGGCGACTACGGCAATAGCTGCAAAGCTCATGGGTGTGGGAGGTGTTGGGGGATGCTGTCCCGCCATTGCTCGGCTTCGCCTGGTGCAAGTAGCGGGTTGGTGTTGGGTGCAAGGATGGCCTCGCCGATCTTCTCCACGTCGATTTCATCGGTGGCGTGGAAGGTGAGCCAAGTCACGTCTTCGAGGGCGAGGATCATGCGGCGCGTGCCGGGCTCGGTGATGCCTACGTGCGGCGCGTGAATCTCCTGTGGGCCTTCATTCGCGGAGATAAGGCGAAGCACGCCACGGAGAACCAGAAAGGGGTGCGTGGTCTTGTGCTCCATCGTCGTGAGAAGCGTGCCGGCGGGAATGTGGCATTCCCTGATATACATGCCAGGCACGAAGCGGTGCACGATCTGACAATCAACGCGCTCCGCGGCGACCATTGCGGCCTCCGCCATGTTCAATGCAGTATCGAAGTCTGCATGTTGAATGGATGGTGAAAGGGACGGCATTGCGTGAGTGTGACGGATGGAAAGCAGAACGGGAGTGAAACGGGGAAAGCCTCATGGTTCATTGAGTTGCCACTTGATGAGGGCCGCGCGGACGGTGAACGGGAATGGATCGTCATGCAGGATCTTGATTTGCATGTTGTCGAGGTGCCCGGCGTCGGGAATCACGTCTTCCCAGCCATCGCGCAAGACGGCGGTTGGCTGCGTGTTGGGGATGTCCTGCGCGGCGTTCTGCGACAAGTTCCATACCTGCCCGCCTCGGGCCTTGTAGAGTGACAAGGCGAGCTTGTGCGGGCGCTTGCGTCGTGCCTGCGTGCTGCCGTCCTGCGCGGTCATGTCGATCGGTAGGGAAACGTATGAGGCCGCAATCGGAAGGCCGACTTGCCAATCCTGTGAGGAGATGGTGGCGGTGGCTCCGGTGTAGGTCTGCGTCGTCTCGGCCGGCACGGTGTCGCCAGCAAGCAGGCGCGTGATGGGAATGTTGCGCAAGTGTGCCGGGATGCTGATCGTGGTGCCGGTGCCATAGGTGCCATCCAAGGCCAGCCAGTTGGCATTTGTTTCCTGAGCATTCTGCCAGCCGGCCGGAAAGCGTTCGAGGCATGTCGAGGATCCGCGTTTAACCAGAAAGAAAACATCATCGTCGCCGGAATCGTTCGGGATGATGGCCACGTCGGTGTAGGTGCCGCCGGTGGTCGAGTGCTGAGACCATGCTGCAATCCGTTCCCTGCGGGAATACAGGAAGTTGAGGAGCACGCCATCCTCACGAATGAGCCAGATTTGCGGCTCCCGTGTCTGTTGGTAGGCCATGCCGGTGATGCCTGCCTTGGTAAGGTGCTCGGAAAGCCGGGTGAGGTCTTCGGTCGAGTAGCTTCCGCGTTCGGAATCGTAGCCGATTTCCCAAAGCCTGCCGCCTGCGCGGCCGATGAATAGCAGGCCGTCGGAATAGATCATCGGACGGCGGAGCCGGGACCCGCTGTTGGTGTAGCGGCGGGCGGTGAAGTTGCTCGGGCTGATTGGCTGGTCGCTGGTTTCCGATCCAGAAACATATTCGGCGCGGCTGGTGCCGATGAATAGGCGGCGCTGCGAGGCCATCCAGCGGATTGGATCGGAGACGGGTGCGGCCAGTGTCGAGGCAATGGCGTCGGAATCATCCGGGCCGGTCTCGAAGTTCACAAGATCATCCGCGCATGAGATCCATACGGAAGTCGGTTGGCGTGCCGTACCACCAAAGGCAAGCCGGGATTCGTGCAAGGTGCACGCTGCCGGGAATCCTTGGTTCTTGGTGAATGCGGCCTCGGCGTAAAGGAATGAGGTCGATGGATAAAGAACCGACTTGGCTGTTGCTGTCGCGGTGTTGACATCGGTGACGGCTGTGATTTCAAACCAGCCTTCTAGGTAGGCATCGAGGCAATCAAAGATCGCCATCGGGTCGCCGGTGCCGGTATCGACATAATCCCAATCAAGACGCATGAAAGCAGGATCATCGAGTTCACCCTCCTCCGAGACGTTGCGGTTCTTGTTTGAGAAATACGTCTTGTGATCCGTCCAGGTGGAGCCGTCGGGAGAGGTTTGGATTTTGAGCGTGCCGTCCCATGTGCCGAAGGTCGTGATTGTCCATTTCTTTTGGACATAAATGCCGATGCTCGTCGAATCCGGGCTGTTGAGTAGATGCGTGATTTGTGATTCCGTGCTCGTCCGTGCACGGGAAAAGCGGAACCTTGAACCCACCATTGCGGAGCTGAAAATTCCAGCGTTGGAAGAAATGGCAAGGCCGGAACCCGGATAGGCAATGCTGCCATTAACATCGAGCTTCCAAATGGGTTTATAAGTCTTGAGCGTTGTCGTTGACGAATGGAGATAATAACCAGCCGGCACGGGGTCGGCGGTGTTGAGAATGAGCTTGGGACCGTCAACCGGGTATTTCGTGGCGCTGCTGGTGTGCGCGTAGTTGCAAACCCATGTGGATCCGCCGTAAGTCACCAATGAACCAATGACATAGGAGACGGTAGAAGCGGACCATGCGGCCGCGGCGCCGGCGGTGGCGGTGACGATGAGAAGATTGTCCGGGTCGGTGTTCTCGATGGCAATCGGGTAGTAGTCGAACGGGATCGGTTCAAGGATCCAATTGGTATCTGAAACCCGTGAGAGGCGCGTGGGTGCAATGAATGGATGGGTAAGGAATGCCACGTCATTGATGGCGGTGACTTGAAGCTCGCGCATCGAATGCGTGCCGGTGACAAAGTTGTCAGGGATTGCGCTGTCCGTAAGATATGGAACGGTGTCGGCAACCGTGCCATCGGCTGCCCGGATGACGGTGATGCCATTGGCCTCGTCGATGCAAAGCAAGTAGGCCGTGCCGTCCGATGACACAAAGGAATGCATCAGGCCCTTGGTCGTGTCGTGCGTGATCGTGGTGATGTGCTGCAGGCCCGGGCGCTTCATCATCGAGCCGATCGGGTTCGGGAGAAAGTTCTGCATAAGCTCGGCTGAGCTGGCAGTCTTCTCGAAGTCGATGCGGTGTTTGAGATACGGGGAGACTTCTCCGCCGTTAAAGGAAAGCATGGCGTGGTTCATAGCGATCAGTAGGGCGGCGAGGTGGATCCGTAACGTGCGCGGACAAAGGCGGAGCGGGCGGCAAGCTGGCGCGGTCCTTGGTTTTCCCTGCTACGGGTTTCCCTGGCGTCCTTGCTGCGTGCCTTGCCAAGGGTCATTTCGTGCTTTTGCAGGAAGTCGTTGGCGAGGCGCTGGTCCTGCGCGAGCTTTGGCGCAAGGCGTGAGGCAAGCAGGAATGAAACGGCATCGGTGAACGTCGTTGGCCATTCGGTGACGAGCGCGCTTTTGGTGATGTAGTGGATGACCGGGGCGTCGGCATCGGCCTCGATGAGCAGTAGATAGCGGCCTTGGATTTCAAAGTCCTGCCGTGGGTTGTCGATGTCGGCATCGTTGATCTTGAGCAGGCGCAAGCAATCGCTCGGGAGCAGGAATGCCGATTGGTATGGGGATCCGCCGGCGAGGTAGGTCTTGGCCATGGCAATCAGGGCGGTGGATCCATCGTTGCCAGCGGCAAGCGCGCATGTGACGAGCAAAGCGGCATCGGCATTGGCAGCAATCGCGGCCGGAATGTCGGCCGCGGTGGTAGCGGTGCCGGGCGTGATCGTGATTGCCCTGTCTGAGACTGCAATCGCTGCGGCGGCTACGGCGGAAGCGGCTGCAATCGTGATGCTGATTTCATTCCCGCCGGTGCCCGGATTGACTGCGGTGAATGTCAGGTCGTTGTTGGCGCCTGTGAGGGCCGTGGTGAGCGTGGCGGTGACGTAGGCCGGCGTAGATGTCGGCTGAATGCATCGAGTCGCAAAGCTCCAGACGTGCCCCTCAAGGACAGTCTCGACACATTGGTCAAGGTGTAGCCTGACAGTGGCGGCGGTGGTGCCGGTGTCGGTGAGGTAGTCCGTGAGATACGGCTCGCCAAGGTGATCGAGGGCGAGATTGGCAAGGTCGTTTTTGGATGCGATCGGCATGAGGATAAGTGAAACGCCCGCGCCCTGGTGAAAGAGCGCGGGCGTTCCGGTTTAGGGTTTAACCCGCGGGGGGATGGATCAGGCGGTGACGCGGTAGGCGATGCAGAACTGAAGGACAGTTTCATCGACTGCGGTACTGACCTTCACGGTGGCGATGACAGCCTCCTGAGTGGTGACAGTAACCGGATCGGTCATGCCAACCGCCAAGGTGCCGGATTCGTCGAACGGAACGACTCCGCCGGTGGTGCCTGCGGTCGTGAGCGCAAGCGCGGCGGCCAAGGCGTCGGGGTTCGAGGTCGGGCCGATGTCGAGGGTAAGCGCGGTGCCGGGATCGGTCTCGCAAAACACCCATGAAAAGGCAGGTTCGAAGATTGCACCAACGGGCACCTGGTCGGCTGCGAGCAGCGTCAAGGTATCGTCGGCGGACGGAGTTGCGGGGCAGGTCACTTGGCCACGGGCGAAGAGCATGATGCCTCCAAGGTCCACTCCTTTGGTGGTCACGGTAGGATCATTCACTACGCTTACGGCAGCGGCGGCGAGGTTGGAATTGGTGTTAGCCATAATGTTGTTTCTTTCTCTTTCTTGAGGGGTTGGGGATTAGGCTTTCACGTCGATACGAACGACTTTCTTCTCTTGTTCGCGTCCGCCGCCAATCGAGTATTGGCTAAGGAATTGGATCGCGTTCGAGAGGTCGGCGCGGCGGTCAACCGTGGTCACGATGTCTTGCCAGATGCCGAATTCGACAGCGGACGAAACATAGACGGGCACAATCTTCGCAGAAACCGTGTCGGTGCCAGCGGCGCCGGTGACGGTGTCAGCGGTGAGGCTGTTATACATCACAAAGTTCAGAGCGCCCCAGCGGCTAAGGAAGCCGTTGGCGTCATAAACAGGGATGCCGCCGAAGTCGGTCGAGAACAGGCGATCACCGCTTGCAAGGTTGGCTTGCTGGCGGAGCTTGGCCTCTTCGTCGGCGTCGATCACGCACCAGAGTTTTTCACCCATGGCGGCAGCTTCCTCGTTCCAGGCTTCTGCCTTGCTGAGGATGCGAATCGCTTCGATGATTTTCGGGATGGTGATGCTGCTGTCTGCATCGGCGCCGGTGGCCACAAAGTCAACCGGCACAGTTTGCGCGGCTGGCAGAGCGGTGACGGTCGTGCCGTTTTTGCCAACGTAGGCATTGCCGACAAGGGCGTTCATGATGACATCGTCGCAGTCCAGGTGGAAGGCGCGAAGGTGAGCGGTGATGTGCTTGCCGTCTCCCATGATCGTGGGGGCGAGCTTCTTCTCATCGAACTTCGATTCGCCGGTGGTGGTGTCGAATTCACGCGGGAAGTACCAGCGGCCATCGACTTCGAGTTCAGAGATGACGGTCTTGCGGAACCGTTGGCCAGTCGTTTCAGAGGAGCGGGTAGGCTGAACAAATTGGATTTGTTTGCCGATGCCTTGAAGGCCTCTTTCGACTTGAACGGTTTTCATGAGGCGCGAGTCCTTTTGTTGGACCACGTCCTTGAAGTTGTCGGCGAATTCCTTCCGGAATGCCTCGGGAATGGTGTATGACATGATAGTGGGGTGCTAGGGGTTTGAATCGGAATGCGGTTGTTTCCGGCTCGATTGTCCGCGGTGCGGGTCGGTGCCTTGCTCTTTCCAGAGCGGGGCTTTCGCTGCGGACAGGCCCTTGCGGGTTATCTGTCACTCGTCAAAGCGTTGGCATCATGCGGCTGGTGCTTCAATCCATCCATTCAAGCGGAGAAAGAAACCCCTGCACCTCCGGAGAAGTGCAGGGGACCATTGGCAGCAACGACAACGGAGAATTTAAATGCCGGCTTGTTCGCGGAGCTTCTTGATGTGCTCGTATGCGGCGACCTTGTCCTGCTCATTTCGGCTAAGATACTTCGGAGACCATACCGGATCATTGCCCGCTTTGATGTCGGCAATCTTCTGTGTGGCGCTCTTCAAATCGCCAAAGCCGGAAGGCGTAGCAATGCGATCCTCGGCGGTGAGCTTCGACACTTCGAACATCATGCGAGCGAATGCCGGAGTATTGGCGAGCATTTGAATCGAAGGATCATCCGCCTCAAGGCCTGCGGTCTCGGCGAGCTTCCCGGCGATGTGGCGGACGGTGCTGGCGTTGGTTTGGAAGTCCCCTTTCCACTCGGCGACAAGCGCATCCTGTGCGGCCTGCTGTGCCTTGGCGTGTGCTACCTGGGCGTCAATCATCCGCTTCGCCTGCACCTCGTTGAATTTCTCCACGATAGCGGCCACGGCGGCCGGAGGCGTGTGCGTCTTGTGTGCGACTTCGGCAATGGAGCTTGCAAGCTCGGCATCGAATTCCGCGCCTTCGGGAAGTTTGACGTTTTCCGCGGTAAGGCCATAGCCTTCGGGAGACTCCGGCACGCCAGCAATCTTGCGGAAGCGGTCGATTGCATTCTGCGGGCTGCTGGCATTCGGATACTCGGCTCCGTTCTTGCGGTAGTAATCGAGTTCCGTGATGATGCTGCGGATGTCCTTGTGCTTGCTGAGGTCTTTCGCATGCGGGGCGAATTCATCGCCAAGATCAAGAAACCAGTTTTCAGCAAGTTTGCCGTCGGCGCCAATCTTCGGGCCTGTGTTGGTTGCTGGTGGATCCGGTTGCGCTGGTGGAGTAGCAGGCGGAGGCGTGCTTGCTGCGGCTGCTGGTGGCGCTGAGGGCTCCGCCGGTGCTGCTGGCGGGGTTTGTGGCTCGGCGGGTGGTGGGGTCGATTGTGCCGGGGCTGCCGGCGTCGATGGTGTTGCGTTTGGATCCATGGTGTTGGTTTGGTGAGAGGAGTTGCGCGGGAAGGAATCGAACCTTCATGGCCAGCTTATGGGGCTGGAGACTTACCAGTTGTCTTCCGCGCTATTTGGTGAGGAGTGCCAGGCGTTCGCGGGCGATGGCGGTCAAATCATCGGCGGCGTGGAATGTAAGCATGAATTGAATGCGTGCGGAGTCGCCGGCGTAGCGGCGGAGGAATTCATCGTCGGAATCATTGGCGGCCGACCATGCGAAGCATTCAGCCGACTTTCCCCCGAGTGCCCCGGCGGCCGCTGGTCGCGGGCTTTCCGGTGTCGGGCTTGGCTCCATAGCTTTGGCGGGCTTCTTCAAGGTTGGCTTCGATTTCCCATATGATGGACTTTCGGCCATCACGGAAGGCGGCGGCGTTTGGGTCTCGGTCTCCGGGAATGAAGGCGGGCTTCCTGGTGGCGGCGGCGGCGTGTAGCCAGTCAAGGATTCGCTTCCCGTCGGGGGTGTCAAAGGTCCGGTTGAGGGATAGGTAGAAGTCGCGGCGGGCTTCGGCAATTTGCTGATTTTTTTCGGAGGCATTGGATGGGGTGGTCATTGCTGCATGAGTTGGGCGGCCCGTTGTGCTTCATCGACTCCGCCAAGCGCCTTCACTGACTGAGCGGCTTGCGCTGCTTGGGCGGCCTGTGCTTGTGCTTGTTGCGCTTGGGCGATTTCCTCAAGCTGCTCGTCGGTCCGGTTGAAGTTGGCTGGCAATCCTTGCAAGCGCACAAAGTGCGGCGTGATGATTTCCGGGTTGAGCGTCTGGATCCAAGCCGGATCCTGAGCGGTAAGCGGCGCCATGATAGTGATGAGGTCGCTGAACTTGGAGAGCTGGCTTTGCTCGAGCGCCATGGCCATGACAGAAACGTATTCGACTTCTGGATCTGCGATGAATGCGCCAAGGTCGTCGGATTCGATGACGGCCGAAGGTGGTTCTGGCATTTCGCCTTGGAGCATGAGGAGAGAAAACGCCCGGCGAAGGATCGGGGTATGAAACTCCCGGACCATGTTCGAATAGATAGGGTGGAACATTTCGCGGGATTCCCCGACGATCGCCTGCACCTGGGTGGCGGTGGCAGTTGGCGATAGCTGTGAGATAGCCGTGAAGAGTTGGACAAAGAAGGCTTCTTCAATCGCGCGGCGTTTGTCCTGTGCCCGGTCCTTGCCGATGTCGTAGCGGCCGCCGGTGAGCCATTCGCGTGGGATGGCGGTCTCGCCTGCTGCTGGGTCGAAGCTGGTGAGGCCCATGGCCTCGAATGCAATCTCGTCCTTCATGCCGGCGGGATAAAGCACGCGCGGGAATGCGGCGGTCTCGGCAAGCACGTCGAGCATTTGCTCTTGGAAGTTTGCTTGCGCGGCTTCTGGAATCGCGTAGTCAGCCGGTGCCCATCCGTAGGGGCTGAGTGGGCTGGTCTGCCAGCGGGAAACGGCGATCGGCATCGAGTCGAATCCGCTTTCGAGGAGAATCGTTTCGGTGGCCTTGTGGATGTGGATCGAGGCGACGGGCTTATTCAGGGCGTCAACCTTGCGAGGGTCACGATCACGGCGCGGCATGATTGCGTGAACGATGGTTTCGGTGGCCTTGTGCCGGCTGCCAGCATCCTCGAATTTCTTGCGAACGTCGCCGGAAAGTTTCTCAAGGCCGAATTGCTCGGCGAGCTGGGCGGGCGTGCGTTGGTAAGTGCGGAATAAGGTATCAACTTCGTCGATGGAATTCTCCGCAATCGAGTAGGTTGAAATAGGAAGGGATCGGAAATGCAGGCCTCGGCCATTCGCTCCGCTGGTGCATTCCAAGGCGGAGATGCCAAAGGCTCCCCGGGATTGGTAGCATTCAAAGGCACGGTTGTAGAAGTTCGAGGCGGCCAGCTTTGCGGTGAGGATTTCCGTGCAGCGTGCAAACCAGTTTTCGGCGGCGCGCATGCCTTGGAGTCGAGACGGCGGACGGAGGATGAACCAGCGGGCTCCCATCGGTGTGATGCGTGCCGCTTGTCCAGTGGCCAGCGTGTTGCATGCACGCATCGCGGTCCCGTCGAAGTTCTCGGCAATGCGGCCACGATCCGGCTGGGAATCGACATTCTGCTTTGCGATGATGCTGCGATGCCTGGGGAAACAAATCCTTGCGAGTTCGTCCCAATAGGATTCTTGGGTCGAGCGCATGGCGTCGAGTGACGCGCATTGGTCGAGGAGTTGTTTGGCCCGGGTCTCCATTAGCCTAAAGTATTTTTAAGGCCTCCGGGTGATAGGATGGTGTCGCTAAAGGAATAGCGTTTGCCCGCCTTCTTCTTCTGTTCAAGTTCCGCGGCGCTCTTGTCGGCGCCGGTGCTCGTAACTGGTGGCGGGGGTTTGACTGCTGGGGGTGGCTTGGGCGAGTTCATGGCGCAGGATGGTTTTTAACCTGACGCGGCGCACCGTAGTGGATCCGCGTCGGCAATAAGCCAGCCATGGCAATGGATGTTCCCGGGCGATGAGCATGAGAGAATCCAAGGATCCGGCGGCAAGCCAGACATTCCAGCAATCGGGAGGATCCTGCGATTCAAGCGGGGAAAGGGTGTTGAACCATTCATCAGGCGCGTCAACGTGCGCGGGTCTTGCAAGGATGAATGACTCGGGCGTAGCGACTACGGCGCCATGCAGAAAGAACCAGGTGAGGAGGTCATTCCATGAGGGGAATGGATCGCCTTCGGAATGCCAAAGGTCAAAGGCTGTCCGGTAGGGGTTCATGGCTTGCGACGATCGCCAAGGATTCCAAGCATCGAGGTGGTGCCGCGCTCCCTGTACATCAGAACCGTTTCCCCGGCATTGCCTAAGTCGCCGCGGGCCTGTGCTGGTTTGCCATCTGCAAAGCGGCCAAGGGTAAGCCAGTCGGAAGCGCCCCATGTTGGATCATGGACTACCTTGCGAATGGTTGCAGGCTCTTCAACGTAATAGGGCATGGTGGAAACCATTTCAAAAAAGACGCCCAAAAGTGAGATTGCGCCGGCAATCATGGCGCCGATTCCTAAGTGGTGAAGTTTCATCGTGTTGCTTTCGGTTTCCGGAGTCCTCCGGTGGTTTTCGGTCTGGATGTTGCGGCGGCCTCGGTGCCTGCGTGAATCATGCCGCGTGCATGAGCCTCGCCGAATGTTCGGAAGGCGTCGGCGCTGTGAGAGAATAGATCATGCTTTGGCATTTCCCTGAGACGCATGCCGGCCGCGGGGCTGGTGTCCTTTGAATAGCCTTCGAGGCATGCGACGCCTGACGGGAAATCCTCCTGTGAATCATTGGCCTCATGGGTGGATCCGTCGCGGTTGCGCGATGTATCGCAAAAGGATTTGTTGAACCAGCAATGGGGTAGGACATTCCGGACGTGTCCGATGCCAAGCCATAAGTCGGGAGTGCGTGGGACTACTCGGATATTGGTGAGGCCTGCCTCTTTCAACTCGGTGACGTAGCTCTTGCCATTGCCAGGCGCGCGGCGGTCGGCATCGTGTGGCAGGAAGTGGCCGGCGATCGGCTTGCGCCATTTGCTTTCCCATCTGAGCATTTGGTCAGGCATGGCGCTGCCGGGCTTCCCTTCGGCTTCGTGCCAGTCGAGCACAAGGAACCAGCGGCCGACTGGCTGGATGAGCCAAACGGCCGTGTAGTCGCTGAGGCCGATGTCCCAAAAGGTGAAGATGGGAAGATTGGCTTCATGGCCAAAGTCGGAAATCCTGCCGGCTGATCTGAGGTTGGCCATTTCTTCGCCATAGATGGCGCCTTCTGCGATGGCCTCGAATGCTTCGCCGGGTGTGGTAGGGAATTCCTTTTTCATGCCGTGGCCTTGCTCTAGGCTTTTGTGGTCATACCAAAGCATTTGTTGCGGAGTGCATACGATTCCATGCGCTGTCCGCATGCGCTCGAAGTATTTGATTGTCTCCGGCCTGAGCTTGGCATTGGCGAGGTTGAGGACATAGCGGGGATCAAGATACCAGGGGAAGAAATGGAATCGGGATTGAATGTTGGAAAGGTTGGCATCGTCGTAGCGCATCGACTGATTAAGAAGCCGGTAGTGCTCCCCTACCTTCCCGCCTTCGTGCGTGCTCTCGATGTTGCGGACGTTGCCGGGCGTCATGGAGTTGAATGCGCCGTTGATGATTTCCCGCGCCTTGATCGGGGCGAAGATGGCAATCTTGCCAAGCTCGGAAATGTGCAAGCGGTTCGGGGTGGATCCACGGAAGGCCGTAGCGCATCGGGCGGTGGATCCATTGGTGAAGGTGATCTTGCGGCTTGCGTCCGTATCGAGGCCGATGGCCTTCTTCACGACTTCCCCATATTTGTATGTTTCCGGGTGGATGTCCGGGTCGTCCATCTTGTCCCAGCATAGGCGCATCATGGCGAGTTTCGATTCAGCGTCTTCGATCGTGTAGTCGATGATACCGGCTGAGAGGCCGGTGGGGCTGAAAATGAGGTCGTCGGCGTAAAGGATTTCGATGAGTGTCGAGAATCCTAGCTTCCGGGCTTTTAGAACGTGGTTACAAAACCACATTCGATTATAGAAACGCTTTTGCGGAAGGTTGGGATTGAATGGCTCAAGCTGCCCGTCGGCGTTGCGGATCGTGTAGAGGTTCTTCAACCGCCATTCACGCGAAGCCAAGGGAGTGTTGCCAAAGTTAATCATGCTTCTTTGCCACGGGTAGCTTGTTGCAGGGGGCCGTGGCCTTCCCATCCACTTTTAGAAATGAGGCATTTCATGCAGCCATCGGGGCCCATGGGGTCGTTTCGGTAAATGGGTTGCCAGTTGTGGGCGCAGGTCTTGGCTTCCTCCTGCTTGCGGCGGATCCATTCGGCTTGGCGCATGATGTGGGTTTGATTGATGAGCATGGTTTAAAGGAGTGGAATTTGTGCTGATTCTTTTTCAAGACGCTCGCGGCGCCGGCGTTGCCTGTCCTTTGCGTCGTGCTGGTTGTGGCAGCGCTGGCAAAGGGCGGCGAGGTTCATGAGACTGGCGGCCTCGGGGCGGTCGGCGTAGATGTGCGCCGTTGTCAGGACGATGCGGGGTTCGAGCTTGCCGCATGAGAGGCAGCGCCGTCGCTCGTCAAAGATTGGTTCCTTGCAGCATTTGGCCGGCAATGAGGATCCATTTTCGATGCCGCACCATTCGCATCGATTCTTGGCGCGGTAGAAACGCACAAAGCGACTTCTGGCTTTCCAGTCGGCGGGGTAACGTGCGGCATTCTCGGGGCGGATTGGCATGACGTTTTAAAGTTTTGAAACAAGGTGCCGGCGTAGTCTCTCGAATATCCACGTCCATCCGTGCGAGGCGCCAGGTCGGCCGCCTACGGCTTCGAGTGTCATGCGGTCGGCACGGTCGCCGATTCGGATCGTCCAGCGCCTCACGCGGCCGGTGGCGTAGTCAGTCCATTGAAGTGAACCGATGGCATCGCCGGCCTTGCGTGGGAGGTTGATGGTTTCAATCTCTTCGAGCTCCCGCCGGCGCGCGGGTTCATCGGCATCACGTCGAGCACGGTCAGCGGACCAGCGTGCGCGATTCATCACGGCGGATTTCTGAGACGTTATGCGGCCTGTGTTTGCTCGCCGGATGAATCGCTTGCTTGTCATGGGTGGGTGTTCTCCTTGTTGTGCAGAGATTGATGTCCGGCGCATGAGGCGGTGGTGCGCGACGTTCCACTTAACCTCCGACTCTCGCACAGGGCGTCCCCCATGGGCGGCGTCTCATGCGCGGACAAAGCGTTTCCGTCCTTCAAGAATGTCATCCAGTGCGTTTTCATTTGCTTCCCGGATTTGTGACCGAAGAGCGGTTTTTCTGGTGTCAGTCTCAGGACATCGTTCAAAGGTATCTCGAAGCTGCACCACTTGAAGATCAGCGTGCCGTGGGGCTTCAATACTCGGAAGCATTCAGCGAATCCAGCGGCGAGCATTGACTCCCATCCGGGTAGCAGCACGCCATACTTGCGGGACATTGTGCCTGTCATGGTCGTTCCCATTCGCTTGCTGGTGTGGTGAGGCGGATCGAATACCACCATTTGGAAGCTGTTTTCCGCGAACGGGAGATCCGTGAAGTCAGCTACCATGTCGGGCGCGATATTGAGGTATTGCCCGTTTTGCACC